AACCTTCGGTTCTAGGTAAGTGATCATCACCCATGAAAACAAAATAATCATAAAAAGGAAACTTAGTAATATCCAACAGATAAACCGCACCGGTATTAAGAGAAGCGGCACAACCACCTGTTTTATTATCCGCTGGTAAAACTTTGTATCGGTCATGGTTTGTATATTCCACCCAACGCGGATCATCATTATCTACAATAAAATAAAGATCGGCTTCTGTATTAGTATCTATAAAGGCTTTGGCCAGCCGATCCGCATTTTCAGGCCTGCCCCTACTGGGTACAACCACGCACATCTTCATGGCCATAGGGTAGGGGATAAGGCTGACTTACTTCTTAGATATAAGGATTTCGTATAGCGTGTCTATTTTTTCTTCAATGCGTGATACCCGGCCTTCTAGGTTATGTCGGCCGTTATTGTCGGGCTTTAACTCACTTAGATAGTGTTTAGTCAGCCAACGCACTGATGCCACTAGCGAACCAACGATTGTTACAGTTGATACCGCCAATGCCAGGATGTCATTCATAGTCATTTACTATTGATGCCAAACTTATCATCTTTAGGATCAAAATATCGTGCCAATGGTGCGACTATTGCACCGGCCAAAATTGCATATTCAGGATTCCAATCTGCAACTAAAGCCAATACAGTTGTGATGGTTGCCGCGGCAATGCTTCGGGCATACGACTTTAGAATCTCTTTTTTCTTTTTATCTAATTTCATTTTAATCCTAACTCTTTTATTTTTTGTTTAACTTCATTTTGATCTAACGCAATTTCAAAGTGCATATCATCTTTACGCCGTTTGTAATTGCCACCCCAGGTTAAACCATATTTAGTTATGAGTAGGTTAATTGTATTACGCTGATGCTTATTAAATGTATTTGACTTGCCCAACGGATGTTTAATTGCATTTAAATCTATGGCCGTACCGGATGCGTGGTTACTTAAAATTCTATCTGATCCCCGGGTTTGCCTAAAGGCGTAACCCCAATCATCTAATTGGCCTTCATCTATTGGTTCAACTAACTCATGGAAATCTTTGGCAAAATTTATTAGGATTGGCGCAACGGCTTTGGCACATGCAAACCTGATCTTTGTGCCTGGCACTGTAAAGGTTTCAATGCCTAATGCTTTACGATCTTCACTAGCCGGCCAACCATTAGGGCTGGTTAGTTCTCTAATGGTTGCCACTGCTCATTTTCTTCATCCCAGTACCACATGCCTTCAGTTGGCTTAGGTATAGGTGATTCCCAAAGATAAGTATTTAAATTTAATGTCCATGATGTGTAAGGTTGTGGTGCGGCAAAACCAACCCCATCCCATGTATAACCAATGCCTGCATAATTTTTATGCAATGGCCGACCTTCGGGATGCTCATTACCTTTAGTGTTATATGAAGTTTGTATCCATTCTCCACCTAAATTTGCTTCACACCATTCTTTATTGTTGGCAACAATTACCTGTTCAACAATGCCATCAACTATTTTTGCAAAATGAGCCATTTATTTATCCTTATCTTCACCAAATAATGTATGAGAGTTTAACAATTTAACATTTCTTTTAGTTACTATTCCGCCTTTTTCATCTAATTGTTTTTTTGCAGTATCTTCATCATCTGCAATAATATGAACTAACATTGTTACTTCATAACTGAAGCAATGGGTTTTCTTTGTGTCTTTAATATTTGTTACATTGTTTTTTGACATATTACCCTTTCGTTAGATTACATATTTTACTGTAATTATGCTTCAACCCAATTTACTATCTGTTCATCCCAAAACCAATTACCCTTATTTGGCTCAGATATTGGTGGTAACCAATTACCTTCAAATCTAGTCCAAGAAGGATATGGCTGTAAGGTATAAAAATATCCTTCTAAATAATCTCCATCAATATATGCTGGATTTTCATTTGTATAAATAATCTCATTTTCATTTAATTCGTAATCATCATTAACAATAATTACATTGATCACTTTATTGTTATCACCTAATACGGCTACATTTTTACTCATGCTGAATACTTCACAATCACAACTCCACCTTTTCCATCTCCACCCGCTGTATCTCCGCCGCCTGAAGCGCCACCGCCGCCTGAACCAAATGAAACTGCGGCGTTACCAGTAGCAAACACAACAGCGCCACCTGATCCACCTTGTCCACTTGAGCCACCAGCACCAAGACTACCGCCTTCAGATGAACCACCACCGCCAGCAGATAAATGAGTCATACTTGCAAGTGATGTGAAGTTTGCAGATGTTAAATTAGCATCTATGGTTGAAAGTGAATAACCATCACCACCATTTCCGCCGCCTGAACTAGTACCAACTGCACCTGCGCTAGTTGCACCGCCACCGCCACCTGTGCCGTAAGTAGAAATATTAGTGGCTATTCCAGCACCACCGCTATTTGTATTTGAACCTGAACCACCTGCGCCTGAACCAGTTACACCACCACCACCACCAGATCCGCCACTTGCGCCGCTAGTGTTAGCGCCTGAACCACCACCGCCACCGCCTAAAGCAGTAATTGTTGATGTGCCTGCAAAACTTGAAGTGCCACCACTGCCGCCTTTATTAAATCTTGATATACTTTTACTTCCTAAACTTCCAACAGTTACCGCATAAGCAGAAGTAGTTAAAGTTTGTGAAGCAAATAAATCAATTTCACCACCACCACCGCCGCCACCATTTTGCGAACCACCGCCACCACCACCGCCAACTACTAAAATTTCACAACTTAAAGATGCAACTAAAGGCGTAAAATTGCCACCTGCCGTAAATACATGATAAATAGTTGAGCCAAATTTTTTAATTTCATTGCCACCAGTTGCTTTTTGTCCATCTACAAAAGTAAAAAAAGTTCCAGATGAAGTAAAAGTATGGATTGTGTTACCACCTGAAGTAGTTACAGTTCCACCTGATGCTTGTAGTGTAGTACCAGAATAACGAGCAATTACAATTCCTGAACCGCCTGAACCACCATTACTAAAACCACTACCACCTAAATAACTTCCACCACCTGCACCGCCGCCAGTATTAACAGTGCCATTACCACCAACTCCAGGTGTACCGCCAGTAACTTTTGCACCATTACCGCCACCACCTGCACCACCTGTACCATTTGTAGTTGCTGATTTTCCAGATTCATATCCAGCACCACCACCGCCACCACCAGCATAAATAATTGAAGAACCTGAAATAGATGTTGTTATACCATCCCCGCCATTACCAGAAGTAAGACTTGCAGCATTAGTACCAACTGCGTAACTGCCGCCACCGCCACCAGTAGTATAACTTCCATCACCATTATTTGCACCATTACCGCCAGCGTAACCTTGATTGGCTGTACCAGCACCACCTAAATTATTACCACTTGTTATGATATAACTACCACCACCGCCACTACCACCTGTATTACCAGGAACAGCCCTAACGCTTGCGCCACCACCAGTAGAAGTTATAGAACCAAATACTGAGTTAGATCCATTAGTTGCAGTTATACCACCAGCAGAACCACCAGCACCAATAGTTACTGTATATGAAGTATTAAAATTTAAACTTAATTTAGATTCTAAAGTTCCGCCGCCGCCAGTAGCACCAACAGTTGAACGAACACCGCCTGCGCCGCCGCCGCCGCCAAGTTCACTAGCACCGCCACCACCTGCAACAACTAGGTAATCAACAGTTAAACCTGATGGTGTTACTGCACCACTATCTAATATCCCAAGAATTATTGGCATTACGCAATTCCACCCACAACATACCAACTATCAGTTGATACTTTAACAATACTTGCTGCTTTAAAATTACCTGTAATAACTGGATTAGTAGATGTTGCACCACTTGATGCAAGTGTTACACCTGATCCCTGAATAATAGATACTGTGCCACCTGATCCAATTTTAATTACATTTACAACTGATCCGGTTGTCATTGCCACATCTGTAAAGGCTGGCACTGTAATTGTAGTTGTGCCGGTATTTGAATATGTAATAAGTTTATTATCTGCATCAGTTACAACTAAGGTATCTGATGTGGCCGTTACTGCCCTAACTGCAAGGTTGGCGATTGAGTTCATCTGCGCCGCTGTAAGTACCTGACCAACTGAAAAGGTT